TGGGAGCGTTAACTAAAGTTATAAGTTGTGAATTCTTGTTCGTTTCCCGAAAAACAAGATATAGCTAGTGCTAATATTCTTGAGTTATCCTTTGGGAAGGAATAGCCCGATGGAAAGTGATGAGCCGATGACTCATTCAGAAGCAGTCGAAATTCGTGAGCTAATAGACCAACATCGTGATGTTCTGTCGTGGGCGAAGATTCAGATGCAAGCAGCTAAGCGAAGAGAAGCCATGTTTGCAAAGATAACTGAGTCTACGTTAGGGCATCTTCTTTGGGTTGTCGTTGTGGGTCTAGGTGTAGCTATATGGCAAACTGTAAAGCAACTGTTGAGACCTTAAACCATGAGCGTTCCAAGGGTAAGAACAGAAGGCGTTTATTTAGCTTTTGGTTCCTGTGCAAGGCGATTCTTGTTATTTGGGCTGCCTATGTGCTTGTTAGGCCTTATTTCGCCTCAGATGGCCCCATATTCGTTTATAACTCGCAGCCTTATCTAACGGACTCCTCTTTGGTCTCTTCCCCTGACGTAAGGCCTGGAGAGGTCCTCGTTGCCTATTTCAACGGACACGTCAGAAGGGAATGCGATAGGGTTACATATATTCGCCAGTTCATTAAGAAAGGGGATGAAGGCGAAGAGGTCGTCAAGTCGCTTGCTACGGGGCCTGTTTCTTTGCGTCCTGGCATCTATAGGCTTCGCATAGCTCAGAAAGTCCCTTCGGAGCTTATGCCCGGGAAATGGACTTGGAGGGAAGTTGAGATAGCTGAATGCTACAAAGGAAGATTCTGGAAATCTTCCGTTGATATGCGGTTTTCTGTTATCTAGGCAACTATGCTTGTTTCTCAATGGGGCGTTTTACTTCTGGCTTTGACGAGGCAAGCAAGAAGGCTTTGATTGTCTTAGGAAAGGGCAGTGTTGACGAAGAAGACCTAGATAGCGCTATTGAAGAGCTTGAAAAGCAAGTTCGCTTTTGGGTCAAGCGCTCTAATGGGCTGCTGAATTATGATGACGCAGAGAGCGTTGCGTTTGTTTCGTTTATGGAGGCGTTGGTAAGCTACAAGAAAGACCGGAACGCTGGATTCAAGCACTATTCAAAATTACGAATAAGGTGGAGCTTGATAGATGCGCTTCGTTCTCACGGAACGAATGTCTCATCTCGCTCCGTTGAATTTCTTAATGAGTCTGAATATGCAGGAATCTTTGATGGCCATCAAGAGCACGCGAAGATGCTTGATTACGCAGAGAAGGCTTTTGATGCGCTGCCCCCAAGAAACCAACTGATAGTGGAAAGGATGTTGAAAGGAGACTTGAGGAAGGATATTTGCGATAAGTTTAATCTCTCGGATAGGCAACTGAATAGGATTTACAAGAGCTATGTTGATTCGATTGATAAATGAGTTGAGGCGGGTCCCTTTTCTGAATATAGAGGAAAACGTTCGATCTATATTCGAGGCGTTGCGTAAGGTTCTAATTGGACGTGGGCTCCATCCGGAAATTTCTTCCACCTGCCTCCCCAAGTAACGATGCTTCCTCTATCCTTTGCTGTGCTTTCCCAGCATGGCCCTATTTTGTTGAAATCTTCCCAATGCCAGGAAATCTCTCCATCGACTAAAGGGACAAAGTCGATGGCTCTGCCAATTAAGTGATAGGACCTCATTGTCTGGCTAGCCCCTCGCTTGACTAGCTTTGCTTGCCTGGCCTCTGTTCTTAACCCTTCTATGACCACGAAATCTAGAGGGGACACTTGCAAAACATCCCATGCTATATTGACTAGCTCTTTATCTACTCCTTTGAGATTCTCTAGGCTTCTTTTTGACCACCTTCGTCTAATTACTTTTTCTGGTATTGCTTCTTGCTTTCTTAGCAGTTCGGCTGCTTTGCTTAAGGACTCAGCTGCTTGATTTATCAAATCTTCTAAGGTTTGCATCATTTTGGTTGACCTCCTTAAGTAGCTCGTCGCGTCTCTGTCCGTACTGCAAAATGCCTACAGGGTCATTTACACTTCGCGCTTCTGCAAGAAGCGACTCTACCGCAGCAAGCTCTGCCCGTAGTCCGTCAAGTCTCTGCATCATTTTATAAACCACTCAATCATCGCCAATACTATGTGCAGGGAGATGGCGAAGCTAAGTAAAATTTTTGATGTCGTACTTAAGAAGTTCTTTCTTTGCTCTTTTTTCTGCCTCTTTCCATCCCATAGCTCGATTACTGATGCCGTTTGCGTAGTGCGATAGCCATCTGAAGTAGACGTCTTCTGTTCTGTGTTTGAGTATTTCATTGTGCCTCTCTGTCATGAATTTAGTATCACGTCTTGTCATGGTCTTGCTGTTCTTCGCTTGTTTTTATAAATTCTTCGTATTCTCTTTCGGCCATCTGGAATGCGCGCTTTTCACTAATTCCAAATGTCCACCTTCCCATCCCTAACGGGAAGCTGTTTCCTTCTAGAATTATTGCTGCTCTTTCTTCTATCCATTCCTTCTTGCTATCAATTCTTTTCCTCACTTTCCTCTCCTTTGTCTCCTTTTTGCATCTCTCTTTCTATTATTCTTCTTTCAATTTCTTCTCTATGGGCTGCTAATCTAGATGCGAAGTAAACAATCATCATTGCTAGATTGTCTATGTCTTCTATTTCTCTAGAAACAACTTGAGGCGCTTGTCCTTTTATTAACTCGAGTATGTAGTGATCGATAAGTTCTGGCTTATCTCTTCTTAAGAAATCAAGGCTTACGCTGTATTTTGCGCTCATAAGTATCGCCATTCTCGTAAAATTTATCGTATTCACTTGCCAGATCAGAGGCGACGTTTATTAGCTCTATATAGCTATCGATTAATTCGCCAATAGCAAGGCATTGTTCTATACCGAGTTTTTTTACGTCATTAGCTAAGTCCTCGCATAGGTCTAAATTGTTTAGCATTCTTGCTTTCATCTCTTGATTCATATTAAGAAGTTCTTGCATATCGTTTGCTTCATATCTAGTAAGCATCTAACCGTACTCCTTAAAAGCTCCAAATCTTGCAATAAGATAGCTATCTGCTATTCCAAGTTGTTGTTCTTTAGGTAAAAAATCTATTTGCCATCCTGGCTCCATGTTTTTAAATAGAGTTAATGCTGCTGATTTATCTTTCCCGCTTATCCCGTGATGCTTTTTCCATTCGTTAGGCAGCGGATAGTGTATTGGCCACTTGTTGGCGAAAACTATCCCCTCTATTAGTCCAAAGGAACGACCAAAGCTAAACATGCTGGATACGCCCTGGCGAGGCATTGCCTTAACTCGCTCTAGATAGACAATTGGCGATACTCCTGCATAGGCCTTTAGCTGCTCACATGCGGCTCTTCCGTCTATTTCTTTTCCCTTTCCGTGAGATTTCTCTTGCAATCTAAAGTTTTCGGCGACAATTATTTCCTTGTGCTCCGTCGAGTAAACGGTAATAGCGCCGCTCATGCCTGGGTCAATTCCTATAATTGAGCGCATTATTCTTTGTACCAACCTCCTCCAGCATCTGGCGTTTCTTCGCTTATCCATTTCCATCCATCGTTCACCTTTACAGCGCTAAATCCTGCAGCTCTTCTTGCTTTTTGAACGGTATTCCAAGAGTATCCGCCTTCTTGCGCTGACTTTCGTATTGTTCCAGGGATAAGGACTCCTTTTTGGATTTTGCTTTCTTCTGCGAGCCACTTCATTAGCTCTCTAACTTCTTCATCTAGACGTTGAGATGAAGATACAATCATGTCTAAATCTTCTTCTCTAAGCTCTCTTGGGTCCCATTCTATTGGATGGACTCCATTGTCTGGATTTACTTTATATGCAAATCCGAATCTTGCTGGTCCTAGATTATTTTTGATGCAAAGCATTAGCCTTCTGTCTAGGTCCGTCGGGTCCAAAGCCACTAAGTACGATGTTCTCGCGGCCCCGCTGAATTGAATTGAGCCAGATACTCTATAAAGACCTGCCTGATCGCTTGTTTTATTAAGGTGCGCAATCATCAAGAACGCAACATTCTTCTCCATAATCATTTCAGCCACAGGTCTAAGCGCCCTCCTAACGCTTGTGTCTCTGTAGTTATCCGTTTGCTCATTAAAATATGCGCTTAAAGGGTCTAAGATGATTAAAGATGGATTAATTTCATCTATTACCTTCTCTAGTATGTCCATGTCATCGAAAGTCATTTGATGAACATATTCGCTACCATCTGAACACCAACCTTGCAGCTCAAAAACTCTATCGAGGTCTGCTCCAAGCTTTTCTAGCCTTGGTCTTATCGTGTCGCCAAAATCGTCTTCGCAATTAATTAAAACGACATTTCCTGGTTTGTTCGCTTGTCCGTCTGGCCATTCGGTTCCCTTGCTAACACGAGCTGCTATATCTAAAGACACCCAAGATTTTCCTATTCCTGGGTCACCTGCTATTAAGCTTATTCGTCCTTTAGGAATTTTTTCGTGCCATAGCCATTCTACGGTTCGTGGCTCTATTTCCTGGAGCTTGTTGATTACTGGATTTCGCATTAGAACGGGATTTTATCGTCTGGGTCTTCACCGTTACTTTGCGACTCGCTAGAGTCCTCGGCCAGCTTCACCGGCCGCTTCTTTTTGAATCCTGTTTTTGCTTTTGGCCTTCCTCCTGTTTCTCCAAAATCTAGCTTTTCTTTCCAAATCGGCTTCCCGAAATCAATCACTTGCATAGACTCTATATCTAAGGCAGTTCCACACAATGGGCACACGTTATCATCAGGTATTCTATTCACTCCGTATAAAGCAATAACGGTTTGCTCCCTCTCGTCGTATCCTGAATAAACCAGATTCCTAACGATTGCCAAATAGCTGGATTCTCTTGTCCAGACCCGGACGCATGAACCTTTATCTATTTCATTGTCGAACCCTGCTACCCTTATTCCCCATTCTCCAGAGCGAAGCTTCATCGGCTTTATGGATTTATCGGTCATTTTTTCTGCCCTTCTGTATCGATATCGATTCTCTCTAATACCATGGATAGTTTTGCGATCTGCCTCTTTATCGCAGCTCGTAATATCGTATTTGCCGTTTTAGGTAATTGCGTTTTCCCTTTCGCCCAATTTCGGATAGTAGTCGGCTCTACTCCAAAATCTTCTGAAAGTTGGGAAGCCCATTCTTTGCCGTATATTTGCACTCCTATGTCTTTGAATGCCCTGCCAAGCATCAATAGCGTTCCTTTGGGTCGTCTTGCGTATGCAAGAATTGATGTACTAGATTAATTTGGCTTGCTACGCAATTCGCTACGCCGCCATGTTCCATAAAGGTTCTAGTCGGAATGACGCTGAGATTCGCGTATTCGTAAGAGTCGAGCCAAGTAGCGTTCTTGAGCTTTCCTAAGATTTTTCTATCTTCGTACGTCAAGTTATCTATAAACATGAATTCTTTCCTCTTTTCGACACTTGAGGCGCCATTCTAACAAAGAATTTTCGTTTGTCAAGAGCTATCGGCAAAAAAAAAGCGCCTCAGGAAGAGGCGCTGCCTAAGAGGGAGGAGAGATACACAAAACCATCAGTGTCGAGAGGTTGGATAAACAGAACGGAGCAGTTCCCGTCTATCAAGAAGATGGTAGCACGGGAGGGCAAGCGGCTGCAATCCTTAAGGAACGATAGTATTGAAGCCTTGTCTCTCGCTCAGGCGTTTTTGGCAGTGATTCGACAGATAAGATGAACGCATCAAGTTGCGCGCATTGCTGAGGAGACATGCTCGCGCAACCTATCAGCATCCCTGGCAAGATGAACAGAAAGCTAAGAGCTAAGACTTTTATTAGGGACGAAATAAACTGCAGCTCCGGTTGCAATTGAAATGAGGGCAAAAATTGTAACGAGCGCATTCGACACCTCCTCTGGAAGATCAGGATATCCGAGTAAAGTTGCTACACCAGAAATAAGGGGAATAGCTATTGCGGCCACGGCTTTTCTAACTTCTGAAAATGTCACTGGCTAAGCTCTCTTTGTATGATTCTTTGAATAAAATCAATGCTTTGCGGTCTTGGCTGCAAAGGCTGAGCCCCTGGCTGTATTTGGGGAGGGAATTGAGGCAAGACGTTCCCAGCCTCTTCTATAAGCTGTCCGCCAATTTGCGCGGCTCCTTCTATAGCGCCTTCTCCGGTATTGAGTAAAGCCCTTCCCGTTCCTCCTCTTCTTTCAAATCCGCCTTGTGCAGCCATGATGGAAACATGAACTGGCGACACCTGAAATCCCAACAAATTTGTTAGAGCTTTTGCACCATTTGCTGGGGTGGCCCTTCCAGTCTCAACGCTAGAAATAATTGCCTGAACGTCTTGGTCGTTAAGGTGGGATGACAATCTAAGAATAGAAGAAGGCGATTTAACTCGAAAACTTTTCAGGCTTGCTCTTTCCGTCAAGTCTCCGATTTCGTCGTAAACGTTGTCCATGTAGTCAGAAGCGCCTTCGAACCAAGCCCTTATTCCATTTACTCTATTGCTATATTCTGTTGGACTTCTGAAGATATTGGACACAATTTGATAGTCTGACCCAGTCAATGCGCCTAAATTTTGAAGGTCTTTTTCAATAAGTCGTCCTTGCTCTACCTTAACTAAGATGCGTCTTATTGTTTCTCTTTCTTTAGGGTCTTGTATGTCTAGCTTTTGGAGCAAAGAGCTTAAAACTCTAGTGGCACTTCCTACGATATCACCGCCAGACCCTCTAAGCTCTTGACTGATATCTCTTAATATGGAACCCCAAACGGTTGGGAATGCCTGTCCTCTTTCTTCTATAAGTCCACCAATATCGTTGACAATGCCAACAATCCTTTGCACCTGATTTAGTTTTAGCTTTGCGTCCTTTTGGTCTGCCGCTACGTTTTGAGGCAGCAAGCCATTTCTCTTTTTGCCTTCATTTGAGGTTGCCCTAGTAAACTCAACAAAGCCATTCTTTTGCGCTCTTGCCACGTCTTCTATGGAAAAGACGCGACCATCTCCGCCTTTCAATCGCCTTCCTGCTTGAGTCTCTGACTGAGGGCGAGTTCTACCTCTAATGTTTGGAGCTGCTTGCGTTTCTTGCCTAGGTTGTTCTTGCGTTGTCAATACATGAGATTGAGGAACAGGTCTATTCGTTGCGCGACTTATGGCGCTACTTCTTTGAGGTTGCGCTGCGGGAGGAAGCTGCACAGGAGAATTTAAAGAAACCCCTTGCAGGGCTCTAGGTTGAAGCCTATTTATATCAATCCCAAGTTCACTTAAGTTCTTGGAAACAATGGAATTTAATTGGCCTCTAGATATTCTTGCAGATCTGGTCGTTCCAGTGATCGTGGTTCCAGCATCTAAATCTTCTCTGCTTGTTCCGCCAGTTGTCGAGACATTTGTGGCAATAGTCGCTTGTACGTCGTTTGCCACGCCTTCGAGGAAAGAGGCATATAAATTAGATTCGATTCCAGAATTAGCCAAGATTCCGGCAGCATCGGTTGAATTTGCTATGTTAAGTGCATTTTTCTTATCAGCCGTTGCCCCCTCTTGCAAAAGAGAAAACATTTGAGCATATGGCCCTCTAGCTGCAAGCGCTTCATTCCTTTGCCTAACCGAAGTCACTTCTTGGTTTAGCTTCTCCGTCTTAAGTATTTGTTCTTGAAATTTGGCATAAGTCGCTTGAGCTTGTTGCGCTTCTGCACCCAGGCCCCTGTTCATCAAAGATTGAGTGACAGCTTCTAAGTAACCTTCTTTCCCTGGCTGGACTCCGCTTGCCCTAACTTCGGCTTGCGCTTCCTCCATTAGCCTAGCCCTTGCTATCTGTGGGTTTTCTATACCAAAAGCAGAGCCAATAGCATTGCCTAAATTTTGCCCAGCAACTGCAGCTGGGGCTTGGCCGGGCCTGGCTTGTGAAAGCAATTGAATATTTCTAGCAAATTGTGCTTGTTGTATTTCTTCAGGAGTGGGTAGCCCGAATATATTAGGCATTAAAAAATCCTCGAGAATATGCTACTAGCTGAACCAGCTGGAGCAGAAGCAGAGTTTCCGCCAAATATTCCCCCAAAGTTTAAGCCACCAACCGCATTGCCTAAAGTCGCAAAAAATGCGTCATTTGCATCCATTGACCTTCTGTCTGCAGCCGCCATTCCAGATAGTCCGGCAGCGGATGGCCTCAATCCTGCTGCTATTCCAGAATTTCTAGATACCTGGCTAAAGATATCGTTCTCTAGCCCGAATAGGCCTCCCAAGAGACCTAGCTGTCTATTCTGTTCTTGCCTTGCTTGGCTAATTCTTGCCATATCTGCTCGAGCCAGACCTTCTTCCAAGGCTGCAAGCTCGGGATTAAAGAGGTTTCCTGTTAAGCCGCCCCCAACTCCAAGGCCAAGCCTGCCTCTGTTAAAAACTTGAGAGCGTAAAGAAGCGCGTAAAGCATCTTCTCTTGGCCTTGAAATACCTCTTAGCCTATCTACTTCGCTTTGAACAAAATCAGGGTCGTTGAAGGTATTAAAAAGTCCTTCCCTTCCTTGCCTAATTCTATTTAAATCAGTTAGTTGCGTAGGAGTTGCAGATAGATTTACTGAATCGCCATCTCTCAAGAAAGTACCAAATGGAGACACGACTGAAGACGGCCCTTGCGATTGAGCAAGAAGTTGCTCTCCGCGGTCATCTGCCTCATCTTGTCCAAATAGGTTGCCGAGAAGGCCAACTCCAGCGCCAAGTAGGGAACCTAAAAAAGCCATTATTGATACCTTATGATGTAATTCATGACAGTAAAGGGAGGCATATTCTCATGCGCTCCGCTGCCGCCATAGCTTGCAAAAGTATTGCTAACCGATCCCGACGCGTGCAAAACGTTCGTAGCATTTCCGTCTACAGCAAGGGTCGTAGTCGCAAACAAATAAGTACCTGGGGTTACTCCATGAGCATGCGCGGGTATTTCGCCTTCTACTAAAGTATGTGTATTTGCTCCACCTTCTGAGCCCTCGTTTCCCGTTCCGCTGCTGTATGTAGTTCCAGTATCTCTGCTAGCAGCTCCTGCTGCTGTTCCCATATCATCGGCACCAACAGGAACCCTGAATCTTAAATCTGGCAAATCAAAAGTTCCGGCCCCGCCGGAATTGCCATAAGTTGTTCCTAAAACGGCAAAAAGAACTGAATATGTAGAATCGCTCACAGAGCGACCATCACAAAATAACCAATTAGTTGGTTCTGATGTTCCTGCATATGGAAGAACTAAGCCAACTGGAAGAATAGCCGCTTCATTTGTCCAGACAGATGAGCGATAAACAAGAATATCGCCTTCGGTTTCACTCCCTGGCTTATCTACTTTTGAGTTGGTCGCCGTAGCTATATTGGACAACTCGGTATCAACTTCAGAGCCTAATATTTTCTTTGCGGCTGTGCCGGTAGGCAATGAATCTTTTGCACTAAAATCAGTAGTTTGCGTGTAATCCGTCATTAGCCTAGTTTTCCAAGCTTGCCAAAGATTTCTATCTGTTGGATGCCGAATGTTCCACCATCAATGATGGTAGAGGAGCAAAACTGCAACAGGCTTCCTTCTCCTGCCAAGTCATGAGTAAGGACAGAAAGCGTGGGATTTGTTCCCCACTCGTCCTCTCCCCATTCTCCAGTTCCCCATTCTGCGGCATCTGTCGTGTCAAGGACTTGAGAGTCATTAAAAGACTGCCCCGTATAATCCCAGGACCAGTCTAAATTTATAACTCTATCGACATCGGACTCATAATAAATGTGAGCTTCTTTCCCGATAAGTGTTCTATTGGCTTGCCCTGTTATCGGTATCCATGGGCTTTGATATTTAAAAGTATAAGATGCCGTATCGTCTTGATTAGTTGAGTAATCGGCAACGCCGCCATTTTGCCCAAGGTAGAGCACTCCTTGAATGCTTTTCGCGGATTTCCAGTCTATGCCTTCCCACTTTGAGGCTCTTATTTGGCCAAGGGTTCTTACATCAAAATACCAATAATTATCTCCGATTCTGGCGACAATTGCGCTAAGTGGCCTATGGTATTCAATTCTGATTGGGTCTCCATTTCCAATTGCCGTATCTATTTCTTCAGTAAGTTGTAGCTGGATATGTGGAGCAAGGCTTGAAAACGGTAAATTGTCACCGACAAGCGCTCTACTTAAGGAGCGAAGTCCAGAACGAGACATGAAGACCAAATCAGTCCCAACTGAGACAACAGCATCTCTAGCGACAAGGCCATCGCTTGCTATAGCATCTGCCTGGCCAGATGCTGTCGTTGTTGCTGCAATAGTTAAATTAGTTGCTGGGTCGTTGAGCCCGGTAAACAAAAGAACGGAACGCTCCCCGAATACGACTAAAAAGTCGTTCCATTCAACAAGCGCAACGCCAATATCCGTTCCTATTGGCCAGATATTATCTAAACCAATGCTTCCGGTTCCTGCCCCTGTCCAGACCTGAGGCTGCAAAAGAGCGCACCATTGAATAGTTCTTTTAGTCGAATCAAAAGCAAAGATACGCCCATGAGTTGCAATTGCGGCATCTCCTTGCGGAGCGGAACCTGCGTATCCTGTTGTATTAGAAATGTCTTCAAAATCAGCGGCTTGCGTTGCAATTGAAGGAGTGCCTGCGGCTGAATCTGGCTCGAATAGTATAGGCTCATGTGATTCTTGAAAGCCTATGCAGCAATCAGCCAATGTAACGAATTGCCAGTCATTGGCGGTTGGCGCCGTTTGCGTTGCTGGAGCTGCTCCAGTTCTATCAGTAAGCGTCGCGGTTCCAGAATAAAGCTTTAACCCTGCAGCGCTAATAATAAAAGTATTGCTTGAATCTTCTACAAATTCGTAAAGTGCTTCTGTGTCATCAGAATGAGGAGAACTTGTTAGCATATTCCAGCCATCTCTAGCTGTGACCCTATTCGCTTTGCTTATTACGGCATTCGTGAGCACTACTGCCCATGCCGGGTCTATGGCTGACCCCTCTTCGTCAGTAACAAGCCCCAACGAGCCAGGACTTCTATATCTTATAGGGACTAAATCTGAAGGCATCAGACAACACTCCAATGAGCCACTTTCCCTCCAGCTCTTGATTGTTGGTCTGTGTCGATTGCTTTTTGTACGGCTTCTTCTGCTATTTCTGATATTTCTAAGAAATTAGAACCCCCGTCTTCTCCCCTTTCTCTTGCTGCATAAGCCCAAGCTCTGTAAATCACAGGAGCAGATGGAACTAAAATTAAAGTGGAGTCAGCGCTTACTTCGCCTTGGCCGACATAGCCAGCTACCGTTAAGGAGTAAACGGCATCAGGAGTTGGATAAAGTTGTATTTGTGGGTCGCCGGAGCCATCTGGAATATAAAGCCTATAGTGAGTTGGTTTAGCATCATCTACCGTTTGGTCCAAAAGCAGCCAATCGTGATTGCTTTTTGGTATTAAGGCGTATCTTCCGTCAGTCGTATTTACTATCCTTTCGATTCTTCCCCTGTCTTGCCAGTTGGTCAGGCTATAATCTTGAGTTCCAGAGACCGTGCTAACGGTTGTTTCCTTGTAAATTCCAGACCAGAGATGCTCGCCCTCTACATCTTCAATGGCTTGGTTTACAAATTTAGTGATTAGCGTTGAATAAGAACTAGAAGTTGTAGAGTTAACTGCCGACCTTCTCAAGAGCGTCAAAACTCCATTAACGCATTGGAGCAAAGTTTTTCTACTCATCTCACAATCACCGTATAACAAACTTGGTCATAACGTGGAGCGTTGCAATCTAGCTTTATTTCTTCAACCTCAAAATTGGCAATTTCAAGCGCCATCTTCCACCAATCGGCACCTTGGACGATTAAATGGGCATTCTTCCCATTTGGTAGCCGATGATGAGCTTTTGTTGTTGATATAGCATGGAACCCGATAACTTTTGTTAAGCTTCTTATGTGTTCTAAAACGGCTCTGATGCATTGAGGCTCTATATGCTCAAGAGCATCTGTACTTATAACGATATCTGAAGCCTCTGGAATAGAATCCTTACCCTCTACTCCTGGGTCATATTCTTTTATAGGAAATCCTAAAGCATCTCCAAGCCTTCCTTTTCCTGCCCCATAATCCAGCACATCTAAAGTATTATTTTCAATGCAAAGTTTTTTAATCGTATCGACATATCTTGCCCCAGTAGTGCCCCAATTCGGGTTTTGCTCATGGTCTTGTTTCAATATTTTCTTATAGTTGGGCGTAATAAGCATTTGAGCGATGCCTGTATAAATCGAATGTTGGGACCTTTGCGCCTTCTTCTATCGATACTAAGGGCCAGCCAGCCTTAACCAATCTCTTTAGTTGTCTTTCCGGGTCTTCTAGCATATCCGCGTAATTAACAACCGTAAAAGAAGCAATCTCTTTATTAAAGAATTTATTGAATTTTATAATAGGGTCAGTATCTAACCGACTAAGCATTTCGAATCCCTTGAAGCCCCACTTGGACAAAGATGCTTTTCTTTCTTCACGAGCCCTAGACATGCAAACAATATGCGTAGGGCCGAGCAGCTTTGTCGTTAATAAAGCTCCAGCTATTCTTTTAACTACCTTTCCAGGCTCCATCTTTCCTTTTTCAAAAAAACCAAGAGGATTTGGAGCGTAGCTCTTATCTACAAGCTTAACCGCATTGATTAGCTGATAATCCGCCTCTGCAACATAATTAACAGGCATTCCTGAATCACGAAGCGTTCGCATCATCATAGAAGTTCCTGAGCGATGTGGCCCCGTAACAATATAATAAAAATCAGTCATGCCGCTTGCGCATCCTTTTTAGGACGACCTCTCCTTCTTTTTGGTTTATCTGATTTCTTTATCTCGTTAAGCTCCTCTTCTGTCATAAGCTGCCATTCTCTGGAGTCGCAAATCATGTAGTGTCGCCCCATTGCCCAGCCAAATTTAAGAGGAACAATTCCAACAGGCGGTATCTGAAACTCATCTATAACTGAGCCATAATCAACCTTTTCCCATTCTTTAAAAACTTCATCATAATCAACCATTAAGCATTTCAAAGGATGCTTGCCAAAAACGGCCCATAAAACACGCGTCCCGCCATAAGACGACCAGATACGCCCATTCCTCGCCCAAAGAATCACAGGGTTTATCTGGCCATCTTTATCTAAAGATTCCATGATTTTTTGACTTGATTCTTGAATAACCTTTGGGCCTCTTAGCCTAACGCGCCAATTTTGGAATCCCATCCCAGAAGGCAATCCATCAGTGCCTCCAGTTGCTGGATTGAAATTAATAAATCCAGGCGCTATCCGCTCATGATGCAAAGGTTCTAAGACCCCGCGCCTTAAATCAGGGACGGGGTCTAATTCACAATCTAGCCAATCAATCATAAATATCTCTTAAGCTGGCACTACAAACGCAACAGCTGCATCATCCCTTAGCTCGATAACTCCGTAAATAACGTGACCAACAAGCAAATCACCAAGATATTCAGTTTTTCGCTGCGTCTCGAAATTAACGTTAGTCTGCATAGCTAAAGCCATTGCGGATTTATGGAACATCAACCCAACCCTATATGAGGTTGTTCCGGAAGTGTTCGTAATAGTTGGGCATTGGCTCGAGACATAAACATCCATCCCGTAAATCGCACCAATTCGCCCATTCCTAATAGAATTAGACTGTCCGCCTTCGCCAATAAATGCTTGTTCCGTATACCTTGGCAAACCAAGAAGCGTTTTCTTGGTAACCGGAGGAATGACAATAGCCCTGTCTGACTCTGGAACGTCAACATCATCTAACGTTTGCATCATGGTCCTGATGCCCTCATCCGTTAGAGCCGTTCCGTTACCTGAGCCAGATGCAGACCATGCTGTCGTGCCATCTCCACCGATAACTTCAGCACCACCTTGAAATCCTGAATACAAGGCCAGAAGATCTGTATCAATGACTTTTGCAAGCTGATAGCCAATATCATCCGTATAGTGCTGGCGCATCGAATCCAATCCTTGGATCGCCGCAATATCTTCTAGCAACATTGGAACAGCTTTATGCTTGTTCAGGGCAAGAGCTACCGTTCCTGCCGTATCTTCCTGCGCTGTTAAACCAGTGCCTTCAGTCTTATCTACTGCGCTTAGCCGACCAGGAACAGGGATGTTAATTTGGTCCCCTTTCCTTCCGACATGATTAAAATTCGTAACGAGCGGAGCCATTACCAGATTAGCTTTATATGCAGCAATTACTTCATTGCTCCAAAGCTGTGGAATAAAATTGGCGGCGTCAGTTACGCCTTGAAAGTTTGTTGGATTCCAAGCTGCCATTTAATTACCTCCGACCAAAGGCCGAAAGCAACTCAAGCCTTTAGTCAATGACGCGTCCATCTATGTACGCTTGTTTAATGTCAGGAAGCAACTCTTGATATCTGGTTGGATTAAAAGCCCTCATATTCTGAAGCTCGGCGCTCCTATACACGTTCCCTCTAGGGGATTTAGAAGACGCCCTCTCTCCAGTCGCAGCCGAAGCTTTTGCCTTTGCTTTTCCAAGGTTTGGCGATTTTTCTCCTCGCTCTGCCTTAAAATCAGATAAAAGCTCGTCAGCTGCTTCTATGTCTCCTGCATCAGCTTGCTTATACGCCGCTAGCCTCTGCTTTTTAGCTTGAATCCATTCGGAAAATTCAGGAGTTGCAATAACGTGTTCAAAATCGTTGTGCTTTGCTCTTAGCTGTTGCTTGAGCATTTCACCACGCATTTGGTCAAGTTCTTGCTTGACCGGGTTCATTTTCTGATTGATTGCTGCTTCAGGGTTATCAAAATAATCAACAGGCTCTGGCTGAGGTTGGCTAGACTGAAGCTCTTGAAGAGCCTTCCTGAGTTCTCCTATTTCATTCCCCTGCTGCCCCAATTTACGCTTCAAATTCTCATTCTCTGAAACGTAATCTGGCGCCTCATCTTTGCCGCTCTCTAAAGCAGACCTTCCTTCGAAAGTCTGACCTTCGAACCTATTACCCCTGCCTTCATCCGGCTGCGCCTCTTGTGGCGCCGAATCAATCAGCCTTGCCTTTTGCGACTCACTCATCGCTTAAATCCTCATTTCTTAGTATATATGCAGCACTATCAGAAAGGCTTAAAGCATAATCGAATGCTTCTACCATCCCTCTCAAGTGCCACAAATCGCGCTCACTTTCTAACTCAAAAGGAAAGCGCTCTAGATTATCTTGCTTAGCCTCACGTAGCTCGCGAAGATAAACCATGAAATCGCTGTTAGAGCGGAGCCTAGATATGGACTCCATACTTGCGATTATTGCGTCTGATTCGCTTGATTCTGAGATTCGTCAAACTCCTTAAGGGCTAATTGCCGCTCTCTCTTCGCTTCGGCCTCATCAGCCTCGATACCAAGACGCAGCAATTCGCGTTGATGTTTTTGATTTATGTCAATTCTCTTCGTTTCTGCCTCCTCTTGTTTAATCCTTAACTCTGCAATTGTTTCACGACTTCGCTGCTCTCTCGCAGCTTGCTGTTCTTGCAATTGCGCCATGATTAGCTCCTGATCAGGAGTCATCTGATCGGGAGACATAGACTGTTCTATAAGAGAATCAACAACTTGGAGAACATTTGTTTTCTCTCTTATTGCTGAGCCTTCTATAATTAATCTAAGAATAGATAGCTGAGCTGCTCCGCTTGGAAGCTGAGTCATAAGCTGCGCAAGCTGTTGATTTTCCAGCTCGCGTATCATTATACCTATTCCGCTATTTATCTTTGGCCGGCTCTGGAGGCTCGGATATTGGCCAGGGTCTATTGCGTTAAGCCTTTTAGCGGCTTTCTCTATCAAAGGAACAACATAGTCTCTTTCGATATTCATCAAAGTTCTAGCTGAGCGCTTAACCGATGCGCCCAAAATCGCAGACAATGGACCGGTCCCTGTTCTTGATATGTCGCCAATAGGAGAAGCTGAGGTAATTTGACCAGTAGCCACCTCAATCATTCGTTGCAATTCAATGCTTTGCTGATAGGTGCCCGGATCAGGTCCGCCAAAACTGATCGCATTTAATGCTGTACGAGCATCTCCCCTAACTGGGATATTCCTGCCTGGCCTTGCGGCGAAACGCTCTGATCTGGGAACTTGCCTAGTATTGAGGGCCATCATGGGAACAGTAGAATAGGCTAAAGCATCTATTCTTGCCCTCATCTCAGCATCTAAAGCTTTTTGCGGCCAATATGCCATCTCAGCAACGCCTCGGCCCCAAATCCTACGAGGAACCGTATGCCATTGAGACGAAACGAATGGCCTATCCCTACCAAACGGATTGGCTTCGCACCTAAGAACTACTTCTTCGTTTGCTATCGTGCAAACAGCCTCAACTAAATTGTCATCTCCTATAGCTTCTTCTCTTAATTGGTCCTTCGACTGCCTACTCTCTACTTCTTCAACTGGAAGAAGGCCCCACCACTCATGTATTTCAACGTAATCAGATTGCCTGGGTTGAGACTCATTTTCGTTACGAATCACATAGTTAGGAGAATTTTCTAGATTTACAGACCTGTATTTTCCCTCTTCCATTCCCATGTAAACTACATGTTTAGGAACGAAGAAATGATGGTCAATCCCTAGCGACTCTTCCATAGTATTCGCCGCAGGGTCTACTATTAGCTCATTTGGTGGGATTGCTTGAGTTCTTAACTTAGGCGTATTCCCGTCAAAACTAACCGTTATCTTTGATACGATGTTTCCGTAAAGAGCTCCAAGGAGTATCGCTTCCTCTATGTTTGGCCTATCCATCCAAAGGTCAGAAAGCAATAAATCATCCAGCAATGGATTCCCGGTATCTAGCCATTGCTCCTTAGAAAATAAAGCCTCAATCACTTCAGAAACTGCAGAATCAATGGCATGAGCAGTGCTCGGCATTATTATTTGGCTTTGCTCGCTTTCTCTATTCTTCTCTTCTGTCGTCCATTGCCCTCGCCAAACTCTATAATATTCTCGCCAGCGTTGACCATGCTCTTGGTCTCTAAATCGCCTCCATTCAGTAACCCTAGAGACTAAATCTTCAACTAATACATCACTTGAAGCCACTAAACCGTAACTCCTAAGACGCCGCTACCAGAAACACATGAGCCCGTATTATTGACGCTATCATGCAGCAACTTAACCCAAGCATCTGATTTTGCTTCAGTTTTAGAAATCAAAATCATTCCAATAGTCCCGTAAAACTCATCCGCATTACCAGCTCTTTGACCAAAATGAACACTATCATCAGCATTGCTAGCGCCCATCGTAGTTGATGAAGTATGCGTTTTTACTGTCCCATCAGTTCCATCAGTTGTAATAACGCCTGTCGCATTAGTATCTCCATCGCTATCAAATCTCATAGCTACAAGAGTATCTGTTACATCTGGCGCTGTATTTGTTGCCGTGACAATGCCGCCTGAAAATCCAGTCGCATCAGTCATTGTGAAATTGCCTTCAATCCGATTAGTTCCTGGCTCAAACCTAATATATACCTCAGATTTTCCAGTCTCTCCTGCAGAATAAAGATTTCCTATTATGCAATGCTCATTCGCATCTCCAAGAGATTCTATCGGGCGAATTGCGGCTACTAATGTAACTTCAGCAGAAGAATTAAAAAAACCAGCTGAAGTCTCTAATTCAAGATGATGCAAATCCCCTGTATCGGAACTTGTCTTGTTAAGAGAGACTCCATAAATACCTGTCATTTCTCCGCAATCAAGATCAAAGATTCGAGAGACATCATTTCCGTTCCCGCTCCTATCCCTAAACGTACTTATAGCTTCGTCGTCTTCTTCACCCAATAAAATCGCAACATCAAAATCATCAAACACATCAGTGTCACTAAAGGCATTTGATGTTGAAGAGGTGCCGCCACCTCTAATATAGATTTTGTCACCATTCGAGACAGAGGGAACCTTCACCCAAGCATAAGCAGCATAACTTCCGGCAACTGGATGAAATCTAGTTGAAGTGTAAAGCCTTGAAACCGCTCCCACGTTTATGTATTCATCCCCAGCATTCCAAACAATTTCCCCTCCGATACTTCCATCATAAGGATGTTCCCCATAAACGCGCCTGGGAAGGTAATGTTTCATTGAATCAGACTTACTTATCCTTTTATCAACAATCCAGCTCCCGTCCGTTATTCGACGAACTCTCCACAAACGAGAAAATCTAGAAGTGCTGTTAACTTGAGTGCAGATATAAGCAGCATTTGCCGGGTCACGCGGACATATGCAAGCAAAACAACTGTAATAATGGTCTATATTCCCATCTGATTGGATGCAACGATGAGCCAACTCATAAGGAATTTGGGATATGCTCCAGCTTCCACCACTAGTGCTCACGCAATGATAAGCTCTAGATGTAATTGCACCAGGAGAGGAAGTTGTATCCGCTCCGTTTATTGTGTTTCCTTCGCCTCGAAATCTAATCACCTGAAGAATTACATTATTTCCTCTAACGCAAATATCTCCAGTATTCATTGCGTCATCTGATGTGAACCCAAGCCCATCATCATATTTCATAACCAAACTAGAGCTTGAGGCGGCATCAATTATAGCTGGAGTAATTCCGTCTCCACCAGGAGTTAAAGAAGTTCCATCTGTAGCGTGCCAAGTGCTAAAGCTGCTTGTGTAAAAGTGATAAATAGATTGAGAGCCAGAGGCAGGAGGATTGCCAATACTCGTCATGAAATGAATAGTATTTACCCCATCTCCAGCAGACTCTAGATAAGTTGTATTTGATGCGGTCTCCCATAAAGCAGTTTCAGTGCCCCAAGTTACAGTCCCAGTTGTTACATTAACATCTGCAGAGCCAGCTCCATCTCCATACTCGGCAGTCCTATACCGCCAAGACATTTTGGTCCCGCCTTCTTTTAAGCGATAAATTAAAACTATTGTTCCACCGCTGCCTATTCCGCTCAAATAAAGAAGCTGAGAATAACTAACAACATCAGTTACGCCGCCCGTCGTTAACGTTTGCTGAGTGTTCCAATCTACGTCATCAGCAGATTGCGTTAGCCCATACCATATATCACGTCCCGTATTGTGCTCAGGACAGCAATAAAGAAGATAGTTATTTGGGAGATTTAGAAGAACAGGGTCATTGTGGTCATCGCCACTAGATGCGTCAGCAATAGTAAAGCTGTTAAACGTATACGTATCAGTGCTTGGATCGTATTTAGTTGTCTTCAAGATGGAATTGTTTGATCCGTCTATATTTGTTGCTATTCCTGCCGTATAGAAACTACCGTTCATATAGATAGCATTTGGAGTACTATGCCAACTCCCAGTAGAGCCATCTCTTTGGGCAAGTGCTCCAGAGGATGCCACCCAAACTGGCAATTCCGTTCCATCACCATCTCGGGCTATAACTGCGCCTTCAGGGTTATTCGCGTAATCCTGAAATGTAGAATCACCAATAAGCGGCACTCGAACTAAAGCATTAGTAACTGTAGCCGATGGTGTCAAAGTGATTTCTTTTTCCACCGGATAATCGAGAAACCGGCGACGCCTTACTGGAGCTTTCCAATGCATCTTTAAATATCTTCTTGTTTAACCAACTTAACAGTTAAAGTCCCACTGTCCACATTCTGGGAGTTGGTTCCGTCTGTTGCCGGATTGAAAGCAAAAACATAAACCTGATCGGTTGTCCTGACAGAACCTGTAAAAATTATTCCTTTATTGTTTGATGCGTGAGACGCAAAAACAAAATCTCCTTTCTCTGCTCCTGGCCAAGGAATATAATTGCTACTTCCATCTTCATGGAAAATATGCGTCTGTCCGCCAGTCAAAGTGTTCACATCCCAAGTAAAGCTTTTAGTTTCTCCGCTTAATCTGCTCATATCTAATACCCTACGGCTTTATCAATTGGTTCCCAGTAATGACTATCTAAGTCCTTACCTTCATCTCCATAGTTAACACCACAAGCTAATGAAATTGCTCTAACAACATCATCAGAACCCTTATCTGAAGGAAACATCCCAAAATTAGACGCAACGTCTTGAACATAATCGCCAGGCTCAAAAGTTATTCTGCCGCTTTCTAGCAATGGCTCAATAATCCAAGTTGCCCTGTCTACATATTCAGAATCTGGGTCCTTGCTTTCCTCAAAGTATATTCCCCTATTAAACCTAGCCTCCCTTTCCTCAATATGGCTACCAATCAAGTTATATTGCTGAGAGCTAATAACAAAAGAATCTGGAGAATATTCCTTATCAAGGGAAAATATCTTTGTCGCAAGCCACCTAGCAGAGGCGTTTGTCCTTATAACATCTAAAACATGATATCTATCGCCAAAAACTCTAACAATTGCAATCGATGACATAGAGACAATAATGTCGCCCCATTCGCTTTGCTTTTGCTCGTCAAAGCTTCTGAGCCTTACGCCAATAACGACTTGAGAGCTAAATCCCTTTTTTTCCTCTACTTTCATCAAGTCAGGATTAAGAACCACAACCGAATCGTCGCCAAAGTCAGCTTCGTACTCCCTTTTGAATACTGCCTCAGGCATCGTTAGCCTAGCATCCTCAACCTCAGAATCTAATATAAAAGGAGAATCTTTCGTAAAATATCTAAAAGAGCGCCAACCAGGAGCACCGGCATCTTCAGCTTTGTAGAGACCGTAAAAATGATTGCGCCTATCAGGAGTCCCAATAAACAGGGCTTTCGAATCCGGCGCTAAATCAGCTAACGTAGCCCTTAAAACATAAGTCCAAACCTCGGCTCTCATGCTTGCGTATTCATCACAACACAAATCAGAAAGCCCAACACCTCTAAGTCTATCAGGTCTATCAGCGCCTTTTAGCTGAAGAATCCTCCCATTGCAGAACTCAAACGTCAAAGAACTTGGCCAAGCTTTTGCAATGTAGTTCTCACCTAGCCGCTCAACCAAACGAAACATAATATCTTTCGCTTGGCTAAACGTTGGCGCTACATAGTAGACATCAAAATCCTTTAGCTCTTTGCCATTCCTGGCAAGCTCTAAGACTCTAGATATAAGCCAACAAGCTGCAAAGTATGTCTTGCCCCAGCGCCTACCAGCGGCAACAACGACAAATCTCGTAGAGCCATCCTGTAATGCATCCCATACGGCTTGCTGACCATCGTGAAGCTCCCAAGACGGCTGAATAAGAGATTCCTTAGCCTTTGGCATCAATTATCCCTTACGTGGCTTAGAAACTCCTGGAGCAGGACCCATGCGACTTTTGGGGCGATTAGGCTTCATTCTGTTGGTTGTCCCGCCTTTAGGGCTTCTTTGATTGCCTGCATGCTGCTTTGCCATAGATTCATATCTCCACTTGTTAAGTCATAGCCTCATTAGCATATCACAGAGCAAATTAATAGCGTTATTTAGAAGTTTAG